TAGGCTCTATTTTTTTTCTTTTTTTTGCTTGATTACTGAACCAGCCAGACCAAGGCATTTGTAGTTTCATGCCCTAACGATAGCTAGCTTGCCCTAAGATAGCCAGCTTTTCGATCATTTATTATTCTTTCTGGTGTTTGAATAGTATGCCATCTATGTTCACAAATCATACATAATCTTCTTCTAACAATAGTTTTTTTTGAGTTTCTTTCAGATCTAATTACTTTTTGTCTTGTAACTTCTTTGCACTTAGGACACTTTACAAAAGTTAATCTATGCATTTATGGATATGTGAGGTTTTATATCTTACTATATAAATAGCTATTTACAACATCATGCCATCAGGAAAAGGAACTTATGGAAGTAAGGTCGGCAGACCCCCAAAAAAGAAAAAGAAGAAAAAGTAGTTATCTACCAGGAAATAGCGCTCTTTCTAAAGCATCGCAAAGCCTGTCGTCAACTGTATTATCAGTCTTCTTAACCATCGCTCGTACTATATCAAGTGCGAGTTTTTTTATTGCTGACCCACGAAGGAAGGCAAATAAAATAGGTTCGATAATTTTAAGCATAATTTTTAAGATAAAGAAAGATCGGGAGATCAGTCAGTCGAACTCTTAAGACTGCCCTGCTTTAATCCCATATCAAGGATCGTATGGCTTTCAGATCCGCTTTGCATAGACCATCAGGCTTCCCGACTTATCTAAATACTACTATAAATTAGAAAAAAAATCTAAACGGAAAACTAGTGTGCCAGTTAAATTAGTGTCACACTAAAATCCTATTCTTGATTAGTTGCCTTTATAATAAGGATAGCCGGTGGAAGCATCGGCTAATTGTACCTTGACTCTTGAATATTATGATTAAGTTCACAGATCGTGAAGCCGAGCTTCTTGCAGATCGCCCACCTGATTGTATAGCTGATTGCTTAAATCAGACTTACGATTGGGATTACGATTTTTTAGATGGTAAGGCTACGCACCTAAATTGGTGTATTGAAATCAAAAAAGAAATTTCAGACAAATTAGACAATTACGATCTGGAAATTCTTCACGATATGATTGATGGAAACACAATCATGCAAGGTTTAGCTGACCTCGTAGAGTTCGATGAAATGACCAAAAAAGAATTTGGTCTTTATAAACGAGCTTTTAGGAGTGCAATTAAAAAGCTAAACAAACTTGGCGAAGGACACGAAAGCTTTCCTATCGATCCTGATAACGGAATGCTTTACTTGTAAATTTACGCCCCCTTCGGGGGGCATTACATCTTACATTTTATACATTATTATGGAATTTAATTTCAATGACGGCGGTAGAGCCAAAGCTGGTTACAAAGGACTTACAGGAGACTGTGTAGCCAGAGCAATAGCAATTGCAGCAGAACTACCTTACAAAGAAGTCTATGATCGACTTGCAGAGGGTAACGCTACTCAAAGAGTTACTAAACGCATGAAGAAATCAAGACGTGGCGTTAGGACTGCTAGAAACGGAATTAATACTAAACGCAAATGGTTTCAAGACTATATGCAAAGTTTGGGATTTAAATCTGTTGCTACTATGGGTATTGGAACTGGTTGCAAAGTCCATCTAAAAGCAGATGAGTTACCTAAAGGTAGAATTATCTGTAATCTAAGCAGACATTATTGCGCTGTTATAGATGGAGTTATAAACGACACCTATGATCCTAGTAGAGGAGAAACAAGATGCGTTTATAGTTACTGGATAAAACAGTAATGTTACAGCCCCCCAGCAGGGGGCTTTTTTTTATGTTAGTGTATCCGCGTGTGTGAGAGCTTGTAAGTGACTAGTGGAAACAAGGCAACACTAGACACTTGCAAGAACTAGACCTCTAGCAATAGGGGTCTTTTTTTTTATCTTCTTGGTTTTATCTCTGCAACAGCAAGTTCTACTTCTTTTAACCTATGGAACACTTCTTTCATGTCGTCATGCATATCATCTATTTTTGTAGTTAACAATTCGATAGCTGTTGTATTACGAACAAGGTCATCTCTTGATTGTCTACCTCTATAAGAAACAGAACCAACTGAGACAAAACAAGCTGTCATCATAGCTCCACCTACTGCTGCTATTACTTCCACCACTTTACGAGTCCTCAATATATGTCTATTATACAGAAAAAGGTTATGACAGAACAAAAAAAGAAGAACGCATTTCAAAAACTAAAAGATGGTTTGGATGATAAAGAAGAACAACTAGCTATTATCAGTCTTTTCGTCCGGCTGGGTGTTGTGGTTTGGAGCGGTTTTATCGTTACATTAAACTACATAACTATACCTGGCTATAGTTCTGATCCTAAAGATATAACTTTCCCGGCCAGTTTATTGACAGGTGCGCTTGCTACTTTTGGGCTGGAAGGATCTAAAAAACGTAGTGAGAAAGACACCAAAGTTGCGGAAAACGAAGGTATGGTGCAGACTATAAGGGTAGAAACACCTATCAAAATTGAGGGTGCTGAAGTAATCGACCCTAAATCTAAAAAATGAAAAAGCTTCTTCCGTTCATCTTTGCACTAACGGCAGCAACCCCTAGCTACGCAGATCTTTCTCATAGCATCACGGCCTCTACAAAACTTACAGTAGGAGGCGCTAGTACATCTTCTTCGAGACTAGGTAACAGCTATAGCATCAGCGGTTCTGGGGTAGATACAAGTTACACTACCGCAGCAGGGCAATCAGTTAGTGATGGATTAGGATCATTAAATGTCTCAAGCGGTGTAGCATCTGCTCCAGCTATTACAGTTACCCAGAAAACGGCCGGCAACAGCTTCACATTTAGTCAGTCATACAATCAAGGTGATGCAATACCAGGTAGTGCTGTTACAACTGGTACTAATCCAAATTTTTCTGATAATGTTACAAGTATTGCTGGCGGTACAGCAGGGGATCTTGCCGGAACAGTCACATCAGCCGGTGCGGTTACATTAACAGCCGGAGGACACAATACTGAAGCACTTGGTCAGATCACTTCCACATTAATAGTTGATTAGGTGAGGTTATGTATAGGTATGCAATTCTGCTAACTCTTTTTAGCGCACCTGTATATGCTCAAAGTGTAATTCCAAATTTTAACCAAGGTGTGCTTACTCAGAGGTCAGAAACAAAAAGTACTGTGGTTGAGGACATAAAAAGTTTTGATATAAATAATGGATATCAACTAACAGTAGGTGGCGAGAACGTAAAAAGTTCTACAGGCAATGTAGCTCCAGAAGGTTGGACAAAATTAAATACAACAATACAGGGAACAGGAACTACTTATGTTTCTCCAAATTTAGATAACAAGCCTTCATTTAGTATTGTTAATGAAGGAGAAAGCTTTCAATACTACGAGACTCTTGAAGCGCCGGGTATTACTAATTATACTCATATAATTAGAACCACCCAGATAGAAAATGTAACTGACACAACCAGTACGTTTAGCCAATGAAGAGATATTTATGTTTAGTTCTTTTACTTAATAATCCTGTCTTTGCCAATTCAGTAAATACAACAAGTAATTCGTCTGGAAGCGTTGTAAACCAGGCTGTACAAGTAGTACCTTCTAGGAATTTTGATTACCGGATGAATACTATCCAATGCCAAGGCGCTACCCTTAACATCTCTCCATTTGTCTCTACAACCTATGGATTTGCCACGCCTTTTGAAGAATTTTATGATAGACCAGTATACTCAAGGCGTGATACTGAAGGTGATTTTGATGATGAAAATGAACCTATAGGTGATGGTGATGTAGATGATGGCTATAGAGGTGAGATATTATATTTTGAAAAAGTTAGAACAGGTCAAAAACGAGCAAATGTTTCTATTAACGGAGGAATAACTGCTACATTTAGTATTCCATTAGATCGAGAACCGATCAGAGAATGCCGTAAAGCAATGAAAAAACAAAACGAATTATATGAGGCATCATTAGCAGCAAAGCGTCTTAATTTTGAAATGAGCCGTGCAAAAACTTGCGTAGATAATTACAAGAATGGAATAAGATTTAAAGAGGGTACACCTATGGCAAAATTATGCGAAGACGTAGAAATGTTGGAATTTGAGTCACATACTCATAAAATTGATAAAAAACAATAAAAATGCCCTTCGAGGATCGCCTGTAAAGGGCTTCTAAAAAAGTTTGCTTATGTTTATACCTTGTT